TGGATGGGCAATAGCGAGTGTTATTAGCCATAATGATAATGGCGAAGGGGATGCTAAATTAATAGTGGCCGCTCCTGATATGTACGAAGTTCTAAAGCTATATGAAGAATTTGAGGCAGAGCTTATCACGGAAGATGGAGCGTGGGGGAGTTCAAATAGTTTACCAAGATTCACACAACGATTATATGATAAGTGGATGGAAATACAGAGTAAGAGGAATGAGGCGTTGGCTAAGGTGAGGGGTTCGCTGAAAAATACCGAGCTATGAAGAGAAAGTGAAAAAAGCCTTGCGCTTGCTTGACATGTGCTAATGCAAAACCTCGCGATGATGGGCCGGGTATCGTCTGTGATGCTACAGGTGGGGGTTGCTTCATGATGTGTACCGATTGTCCTACTTGGGCCTGTCCGGTGGTGCAGGGGGAGTATAAAAAGAAGAGGGGGAGAGTTGGATGATTGGATGGTTGCTTATTGGAATGGGCATAGGTGGAGTTGTCGGTGTGGTTGTAATGTCGATGCTGTTTGTGGCAAAGGATGCTGATGAGGGGATGCGGATGCATAAATGAGATCAGGAATGATCGTTATTCCTGGCAGACCTATCCCAGCAGTTCGCATGACGCAGAAGACAAAGTGGAACAAAGCGTCTAAAAGGTATTTATCATACAAGGATGCAATTGGGGTTATTGCCAAGCAGATATATAAAACTCCCATAAGTGAAAAAGTTAGCGTGAAGGTGAGAATATATCTGTCTGGCAAGACTACGCCGATGGGCGGCGATGGTGATGTCGATAATTACGCCAAGAGCGCTTTGGATGGTTGTAATAAGATAGTTTTCCTTGACGATAGGCAGGTTATGGAGTTGGCAGTGCGTAAGGAGCCTTGCACGGAAGACAAGCAGAGAATGGAAATAGAGATAAGTATTATGACCTAACTCAATAACACAACAACAGTGCAATAAGGAGGATAAAATGATGGAAAAATCATGCGATAATTGCCTATTTACGAAGATTTCTTTACACAGAGAGCCATGTGTTGAATGTCACGGAGACTTCACAGAATGGAGGGAAAGGGGTATAGGGTTTGCAATTGTTCCAACTAAACTAACAAACACCACAGACTCCATATTCCTTCCATATCGCAAACACGCTAACGATGCAGGAGCAGACCTTAGGGCAAGGATAGAACAACCGATTCGCCTACACCCTGGCGAGATAAGGAGAATCCCAACAGGCATAGGAATTTCTATTCCAGAGGGATATGTCGGGCTAATACAACCACGTTCGGGAGCATCAGGAGAGGGAAAATTAGTCATCACAGGCACTATTGACGCGGGCTATACTGGGGAAATGTCCATGAATGTGCTTAACCCTCTCGACTCTAATTATGTTGTTATCAATCCCAAAGAGCGCATAGCCCAACTAGTAATAGTCCCTTACTTAAAGGCTGGATTTGAGCAGGTGGATGAATTGCCCGAGAGCGACAGGGGAACAAATGGTTTCGGAAGCTCGGGAAATAAATAATGACCGATAATCAAAAGCGAATCCTGATAGCCCTATGGGTCGGATATATGCAATTGCCATCGGTTGATGATCAAAAGAGTGAAAAGGAAGAGAAGGTGGAATAATGCCAAGCATCTATGAAATACGCAAAGCAGGAAGAGAATACTGCCAAACTGAGGGGTCCGAACATTACAAAACAGAAGGTGAAGTTGAGCCGATTGACCTGATTATTGCATTGGGGTATGGCGAAGGGTTTTGTATGGGGAGCATTATTAAGTATGCGAGTAGGTTTAAGAGGACGCAGAATCTTGATGACTTAAGGAAAGTGAGTGACTATTCCCACATCATGTGTGGTATTGGTTTAAAAGAAAAGAAATCTTTAATCATAGGTAAGAATGTCAAGCCTGAAGGTATAGGAAGAGTGCAATGCAATAATGGATACTGCTCAAACTCCTTCATAAAATCCTCCATACATGTAATAGATTGCAAAATTGCAGTAATAAAAAGTGATCCGAATTGGTCGGGAGTATGTGTGTGGCGCATGGATGAAGAGTGGAGTGAGTCTGGTGAATCAAAAACTACAACTAAAGCTTAACAATATTATAAACTCGGCATACCATAACCCTCTAAAAACAATAGGATGGACTGTCGTGGTCGCAAATGGACTGCTCGCTATTTATGGGGCAGGAGTAAGTAATTATCAGGGGGTAGGATTCAGCGTTGGCATGGGGATACTCTTGATCGTTATACTAGATATGCAGGGTTAAACTTAGCGTTGGGGTTAGCAATGACTGCGATTATCGTGGTTGGAGATAGATTGGAGGGGTTGAATAATGACAATACAGGAATTCGCTAAGATGTTGGATGGGCGGGAAAGGGATAATGAAACTACTCCTACGGAAGAATCACAGGCCCACGAATTAGGGTTCGTGATCTTGCATGGATACTCGGATGATGGTGCAGAAATAAGGGGAGCTATCCACGAAGAAGTTAGTTGCTTCAACGGCGGTACAATCTATCTCGATGGCGATAGATTGCTCGAAGAATGCGAGTGTGAATGCTCGTATTACCAATTTGCGAAGGAAAAATGCAAAACGATTGAGGCTGCCTGGGATGACGAAAACGGGATATCTTGGACCTATGAAACGGATATTCCTCATGCCAACTTTAATATAATGACAGGTAATGATGTCTGGTGCAGGGGAATTGTGTTTGATATAAAAAGTTTGCAGGAGGAATAAAACTTGGCACAAACAGAAAAGAAAGTCAGGCCGCCATGGTATTTTTCGACTGTTCATCGGTTGGCGCAATATAAGACTGATGTAAAACAAATTGCTTTTCTACAAAAGGAACTAGGCAGGATGGGTGTTAAGGCTACAGTAACTTACTCCGACATGCCCCATGGTAGCGGTACAAGCGACTCAACTGGTGAATTAGCAGTAAGGTTAGAGGAAAAGAAATCAGAGCTTGTAGAACTGCAATGGAGAGTAGAATTGATTGACTATGCAGTATCTATGCTATCTGAGCCAAAACAATTAATAGTGAAGGTCAGGTTTTTGACAGAGTATGGACAAGATAAAGGAGCCAGGATAACACTCAGAGCTAACGCCAGGAAGCATAAGTGGAGAATGATGAGTCAAGCGCCTTATGAACGATTGAGGGATGAAGCTGTGGCTGAGATGGCGAAAATATTAGGTGAAGATAAAACAATATAAATATGATATCACTTCAATATCATTAATTATTGATTTGGGACTTTTTGTATAGTACAGTAGCATTGTGGATGGTCAACCTGAGAAATTAGGCATGGCCGTCCACTTTTCTAATTTTCAGGGGGTGTAATATATTGTGGATTGTAAAAACTGCACCCGGCAAAAGCGTTGTCCCGATAAAGTCAATCCTCCTGCAAAGTGCATTAAGTTTATCCCGTTTGAGAATAGCAGGAGATTCGAGGTTATTGATAGGGCTATGAGGCAGAATAAGCCTGTTACTGGGCCGCTGTAAAAGAAGAGGAGCCCTATTTCTAGGACTCCTTTGTTATCTCGGTATTAAATAGATAATCTCTTAAAAGGTTTTCTACATCTTCAAGTTTTGCTCTTATATCATCCTCGGATAACCAATCGGTCTGAGTGTGATCATAATAAAGATCGAACTTTTTAATAGGTAATTCCTCTGTTTCCTTTTTGGCGTAAACCCTGATAGACACTTTCGACACATGTCCTGCGAAATCAACAAATGTACATAGTTCTGTATTTTCGTTAATCAGGACAGTTAGCCCGATAATATTCATAACTAATTTGTAGTTTTTCATTTATTCAACCTGCTTTCTTTACTTTCGGAGGCTATGAAATGGATTTAAAATGCAAGCATTGCGTGCCTAGGGACTTGATACAAAGGGAGAATTGCGGTAATTGTTATAGTCCTGTTAGCGTGCAATGTGTGGAATATCTAGAAGAGATGAAGAGAGATGAAGCTAAGAAGAAGTATGATGAGTTTATGAGGTCGAGAGAGTCTACAGTAGGGGTTTGAGCTTAGTTCTATGCTCTAGAAGGATTTGTATACTAGAGCGTAATGGTGGGCTTATACGCCTATTTTAGATTTGCAAAGTATAGTTCGAGAGCTTCAGCGACTACACTTGCGATGGTTTTGTTGGTGGCTTTAGTGTGGGTATCGAGTTGTTGGCGTAGTTCAACGGAGATTTTGGTGTTTAGGACTGTTTGCATTGTGGTTCCTCCTTGCGCCGATTTAGCCCGGCTTGGCTTTGCTCGATTATTCTATTGTCACTCCGCCTACTACCAACTTGGGCTGGTGGGCTTCCTGCCATTCTAAAAATATAGAATGAGTGGATAGCGACCATTTTTCTTCGTAACCCATAGCCCTATTAGCTTGTATTTCGAATGATTGAGTTTCTTCCTTCGTAAATAAATGCAATTCATAACAGGCTGCGAGGTATCCGATTAATTGGTCGTATTGTGGCTTGTCCTTAGATTCGGTCAATTCTTCAATCTGATCCGAGATAACGACTTCTTTGTCTCCCTTTACTTCATTGGCAAAGACTGTGTTTGTCATCCCAATTCCTTCTTTCATTTATTGATCTTATCCATAGTATATAGCTAGATAGCTATTATGTCAATAGGGATATGGGAGATTATTTTTGACAAAGGAAAGGACCACCTATTTAGTGGCCCTGAGTTGAGATAGTAGCTCTTTTAGTTTTGTGTACTCGGTATCAGTTAGGGATAGAGTTCGGCGAGTGCGGCCTGTTGGTTTTCTGCCGGAACCTGGGCGATAGCCTCCGTGGGTAGCGGGTTGCGTCTTATCCATTTAGCACCTCCGTTAGTTTCTGTTGATAAGCATCTTCCCACTTCTGATAAATCTGTGGGTGGTTATGGTTTACGCCTATTTGGGCCATTTTATCTGTACGCCAAAAGGATAAGACCAAGGATGATTTTTTACCTTCCGCACTCTTAGTAAACTTGTTGTAAGTTGTTTTGGTAATTGGGGTTGCATCTACCATAAGTAGCTCGTTGTCTCCACCGGTGGCGTTAATGATGGTACCAATATAGTAGCGTAGCTTACGACTTTTGGCTGCTGCAACCGCGAAGGAGAGGACACCGGGTAAGTCGTTAACTTGTAGTAAGGATATACCTGCCTCGTATTGATTGGACGCTGTATTAAAAGATTTTCCGCACTCTGGCGCGTCACCGTATCGCACGCCTACTGCAATGATCTTACCTGTTTCATAAAAGTTATCAACGATAGTGTTAATTTCTGATTGTTGCATGTTTGTTTCCTCCTTTTTATTTGATCTTGATTTATTGTACCATAACCATGTTTTGATTGTCAACTGCTTTTTCAAGATTATTTTGAGCTTAGTGATGGTTGCTTTTATGTAGAGAGTTGTTATTAGTGGGCTTAAGAACTATTGTGAGGTGTAGATCATGGGCGTAATGATAGTTATTACATTAGTTATGTTGGTTGCTGTTATTCGGATGATTTTTAATGTATAGATTTTAATGGAGAGGTGATTTGTTATGGGAGCCGAGTTAGCGAACGGAGAATATTATTTTGATGACATCCAGAATCACTTCAATAAGTCCAGAGAGTTTAAAACAGAGAACGAACTTTGTGATTATTTGGATATGAATATGGAATCATTGTGCGATCAATTGAAGATAGACTACAAGAGTCATGAGCGAGAGGCATACATGACTATGATGAAAAAGTTCGGAGCAAATATCCCTAGAATTGATTTTTTGATAAAAGATAAAGATGGGGAATATATATTATTGGAGGTCAAGAAGCCTAACGGTAGGCCAAGAGAAGTAATAATGAGCATTGCTCAACTTCTTGATTACTACTTAATATCAGAAAATGCCGGATATAAGATAAAGAAAGCATATATCTTAACCACTCAAGTCAATAAATCATTTACAGCAATAGCGGAACGATTCAATTTACCAATTGGATTAATTCTATTTTCTAAGAGAAAAATTGCTGTCTGGGAAAAGGGGGTTGCCGATAATGGCTGAAGGGTTAACCGTTAAGCAGAGTATGTTTATTAAGGAGTATTTGATAGACAAGAATGCTACTCAAGCTGCAATTAGGGCTGGATATAGTGTTAAGACAGCTGAAGTGATTGGATATGAAAACCTTAATAAACCTTACATAAGGGATATTATAGATGCCGAGCTTAATAAAATGTCTGAAAAACTGGGATTAGATGCTGAATGGGTGTTAAAAAGGCTGAAACTTATCTCTGATCGTTGTATCCAGGGTGAGCCTGTTATAGATAAAGAAGGAAATGAAACTGGCGAATACAAATTTGATTCTACAGGAGCCAATAAGGCTACTGAGTTAATCGGCAAGCATTTAAAACTATTTACCGACAAAATAGAAGCAACATCAGACCAAACCATCACAATCCGCATCGAAGACTCCGAGTAACCCATTATTTATAATGATTATATTTAGATGATTGTCTAAATGATGTGCGCGTGGGGTGGAATTGAGGCTGCTGATTATCATTTAGAGGGGTATTTAGTTACCTAAACCCCAGAACCCGCCTATAGCTCGATTCTGAATGTTACTCAATTACCATTGTGTAACATTCGAGCTTTACGTAATCCTACTTATCGGACTCAATACACAATTAGGACATAGAGTCCCCTTGCTGATGTGAGGGGTTTTTACATTACTATCATGGTGTTTCGTTGAATGCGTTGGTGCGTAGGATACGAACTAATAAGCCGTATGTAATTTGACTTGAATAAAATGGCATCAATCCTTAGTGTCACTAAGTGTGTAGCGTTTTAAGTAAATGCACATTTTTGTGCTGAGAGGCATGCCAAATACACATTTTTGTGTGATGGGGGTAGGTAAATGGCTGTTAGGCTAGTAAAGGACATAGATGCAAATGGTGAGGTATACGGAGAAAAAGAAATAAAGATGCCCGACAGATTCAACGAAGAGGGGTATCTGGTTCCTTATAACAAGCGTGGATCAAAGATGTTCGCTGACGTTCCATTTCCCGAGAGGATGAATGATGCGGAGATTGGGAAGACCGCCAGGCTTGCAAAGCTGATGGTATCGACCTCTAATATGCTTGGATATAGGACCAGGACCGGGATACTCCCATACACAGAGAAACAGTTAATTGAATTAGTAGGATTATCCGCATACCGTGGCAGAGAGTATATCTCTAAGATGGTCAATGTCGGTATGATGCAGAGAACTAAACGAATAGTAGGGGATGTAGAGAGTGAAGAATTTTACATCAACCCTGCTTATTTTTTTGCAGGTAATCGTATTAGTCTTAACCTCTATTTACTGTTTAGGGAAAACCTCGACCCCATATTATCAGAGTGGGCAAAGAGTGAATTCCAGCATGCGGCAATGCTACAGGCTAAACCAAGGACCCATAAGTAGATAATCTTAACTAGGCTAGATCGACGGATTGAATACAAGTAAGTCCTGCTTGTTGCCTAGTTATTTATATCTAGTAGGGGCAAATAAAGCATGATGGACGGTGTTTGTAATGGATAATCAAACTGTAGTTGCATGGATGTTCGTTCATCCGTGGATGACCTTCTTTATTGGGATGATGCTTGCCGAATCCGTTGGTACTATATTTAGCCGGAGGAAGTAAGTCATGCCTAACGAAAATCGCTCCTGCCCTGAATTTAAGTCAAGACAACCCGATCTAATAGTCAACTGCCCTAACTGCAAACGCTTCAACCTATCAACTCGCAGATGCCGGGAAGAGATATGGTTAGTCGCGTGGATAGAGTGGTGTATTAACCATGGCTAACATAGACATCTCAATAAGCAAAAAGGTCTTCAACCCCGCCTTCTTCCCATATCTCAACACTGACTATAGGTACGAAGTGTACTACGGCGGTGGTGGGTCCGGTAAATCGTTCTTCATATCTCAAAAGTACATCTACAAGATGATGTCTCGAAAGATGAACCTCCTAGTAGTGCGTCAAACAGGAGATACCAACAGGGATAGTACCTTTGCTCTCCTAAAGCAGGTAATTAATAAGTGGGGCGTAGACCACCTATTCACTATCAGGGAGTCGGACCTTCGCATCACCTGTAAGGCTAATGGTAATGCAATCATCTTCAAAGGCCTGGATGATGTGGAGAAGCTGAAGTCAGTCACATTCAGTAAGGGTGAGCTAACGGACGTATGGATAGAAGAAGCATCAGAGGTAGAAGAAAGTTCCCTGAACCAACTAGACATCAGGTTACGGGGTGGAAAGCAGCATAAGCAGGTAATCATCTCATTCAACCCGGTCAATATAAACCACTGGTTAAAGAAGTTCGTTGACGCTAAACAGGAAAACAAGATGGTCCTGCACAGTACGTACAAGCAGAATAAGTTCATTGATGATGAATACAAGTCGCTTCTTGAAAGCTACAAAGAGAAGGACCCTTACTATTATGACGTATATTGTCTTGGTCTTTGGGGCGTTCTCGGTAAAACAATCTTCAATGCTCACAAAGTAAACGAACGCCTAACCATAGTCAACGAGAAATACCCGGTCAAGCAAGGCTCCTTCACTTATGAGTACACCAACGAAAAGATAGTAGAGTCCTCTATCCGATGGGTAGAATCAGAAGATGGCTATATCACAATCTATGAGGATGTACGTCCCAACTATGTCTACGGTATCGGTGGAGACACATCAGGAGACGGTAGCGACTACTTTATAGGCCAAGTAATAGATAACTCATCAGGCAAGCAAGTAGCGACTCTCAGACATCAATTCGACGAGGATCTATATGCTAAGCAAATGTTCTGCCTTGGCAAATACTTTAACTGGGCACTGATAGGTATAGAGACAAACTACAGCACTTACCCCGTCAAAGAGCTTCAACGCCTCGACTATCCTAACCAGTACATCAGAGAAGTAGAAGACTCCATAAACCTCACTACCCAAAAGAGATATGGCTTTCAAACTACTAAACTCACTCGACCAATCATCATAGCAGACTTAGCCTGTATAGTCAGAGAGCAGACAGAACTCATCAATGATCCTGAAACCCTTGGCGAAATGCTAACCTTTGTGCGAGATAAAAAGGGCAGACCTGCTGCACAAACCGGAACACATGATGACCTGATTATAGCCCTAGCGATAGCCTACTACATCAGAGAGCAAGGCATTGTCAATGGTACAATCGTAACAGCAATAGCACCTAATACCACAGTCTCCCACGACCAAACCTATCAAAACGGAAAGCACTGGTCAGAGATAGAGGATGAGCAGGATGAAGAGTCAAGGTTTATGAAAGGGTGGAATATGTAGATGGACGTTCACTTTTACACTTCGCTAGAAGGAATAGAAACGTATCATAAAAGGGGAAGATGCTTCGTTCATCTCGCCAAGGATGAAAATTACAAGTTCCATATTAGCATTGAGTCTAGTGGAAATAGAATTGAACAGCCTCAAGAGGTTAACGGTGAGTATTTAATAACAGACATAAATCATGGCACATTCCTGAATAATGGCGAATTCATCCCAACATGGCGGGAGGTCCAACAATGCCAACACCCCTAACAATCACCCTATGCCTAACCCTAGCCCTTGCGATAACAGCAGGGGCCTTTTATTGGGGCTACAAAATCGGAATCATATGCAAGGTGGCTGATGATGTTCAGATACGCATTAACCTTGCGGTAAAGCAAATAGAAGCGCAAGACGAGGTAATCGAACAACTCAACTACCAACTCGATAACAACAATCGCGAGAGAACAGCAGATAGACCCGTTAAGACAGGTTGGGACCCCGGCGATCCCTTAAGTTCACACGAAAGAAGATGATTGAATTATGGCGAGTTCAGTAAATGGTGGATTCCTGCAAAAAGCATCGACGGCTATCAGTGATGGTATTTCCCTCAGCCTAGTGAGCGCATCTAGGGCATCAATTATGATATTTGGGACATCCACAGTATTTACGGTTAAGTTTCTAGTGTCCTTGGATGGGATTAATTTTGTCCCAATTGAAGGGGTAAAGATTGGAGATAGTTCTGTTGCTGCTAATACAACTTCTACTAATAGCGAGGGTTGGAATTTCCCTGATGTTGCGGCATGGAGTCACCTTAGAACGCAAATATCAGCTATTGAAAATGGTAATGTCTCAATACTGGCAAACGCGATTGCATAAAGGGGGAACAACATGAGTTTAGGTATTGAGGCTAGAAATGCGTTTAGCAAAAGCAAGCAGGATTTAACGGATATCACTACTGATCTTGCGTTGTATAAGGCAGAAACTACGTTAAACGGTAAATATTTTAAGTTTGAAACAATATCCGATATGGTTGATGGGGTGTCAAAATTAGAAATTGGCGATATTATTGAGTTGGCTGGTTATTATTCCATCGGTGATGGTGGTGGGCATAATAGGGTAATTTCAGGTGTTAATAACTTGCTGAGTATTACATTAGGAAGTGGTCTATACGCTAATGTGTATGGTGCACAGGATGACCTAAGATATTTCGGAATA